TCAGTAGTACCAGCGGAAGGAATACCGTAAAATCCCTGGGTAAGTGAATTAGGGGTAACAGTGTCACCTTTCACGGAAGAAAAGGTATTTCTTCCATAAATATCTCTTCCCTTTGAGTCACCGTATGTGGACACGTCTACAATAGTTGCTGCCATAATTCAAGTGAACTATATTGCGATTATGTATTGGCAATATATTTATTTTCTGAGATATAACGTTGTTGTTTAAAATTTTAATTATTCCATTTTAATTTTACTGTGTATTGCATCTATATATACAGACATATCTATCTTCTGGTTCTTATTTTTTGTCAATATATTCTTTAAAGAGGGGGTAGAATGTGCTTTATTCTTACTCTTGTCGCCATAACCACCAACTACAATGGATGTCATTGGGAAGCGTGGCTTATAGTCTCTAAAATGTATAACATTTATGCTTTTTTCTACGGTATGTATAAAATTATTCCAGATGTCCTCTTGGATACTAGGAGAAGAAAATGTTACACAGTCAACATTTATAACATCCCCGTCCTCCATAAATTCTGCTTCTTTTTTCAATTCTCTCCCAATGTCCAACGACATAAGGATTGCAAGTATAGCATTCTCACCATACCCCACAAAAATTATTGTTGTGAGATCCACATTCGAACGATCACCTCTATGGTACATCAGTGCTATCATAATTTTCTTCTTAACCCGGCTTATTACCTTTTTAGAGTCTAATGAATATATTTCACCAGTGTCTGTCTGGAAACATACTACCAGGATGTCATTTGAAGCGTAAATTTTAAGGTTTAACCTTTCATGTATATTTATGAATTTAGGGCTAACAAGAGAAGGAGATGCTAATACAGCACTCTGTTTGAATGTAAGTGGCCATAATGTAAATGGGTACGTACTAGAATGATGTTCCTCCAGTATAGTTACCCAATTTTGTGTTATATTATCTTCATCGTCTCTTTGACTACACATTTCGGCAAAAAGTTTCAGATGATTCCACGTGTAGACATATTTCATGGGTAACACTATTCCATGAATATAAAATAAAAAATACATTTCTAACTCTTTTCACTTCTCTTACGGGTAGATGCCATTCTCTTAATACAAACGGTCTCCTTTGTAACCTTCTTTTGCTCCAGGAGATCAACCAGTGCATCTGTCTTTTCACTTCCAAAAAGTGTGAGGGCACACTGGATAACATTTGGTTTAGTAAACACACTAGGGCTAGATTTCTTAGTATACACCTTGACCTTGGTATGGTCCTTACAGTCTAACTCTTCTATATGATGCTTAATCATCTGGGTTGAAATATCCTCTGCCAGGGCTTCTTTGTTGGTTTTAAGAACCTTTACCTCCTCTGCTACACGTTTGAGTTCATCATCAAGTTCTACAAACGTTTTAATATTGTTCTCGAGAGCCATGTTTGATCCTATTTGTATATTTGGTATATTATTAATACCAGTACATGACCGAATAACTTTTTCAAGTTACAATTTACAGCTTTTTTTTTGTATTGTGTGTACATAAAACAATACTAGGTAGAATATGATGCAATCTTTCATTAAAGGGGAAAACATGAAGGTTAACGGATCTGTGCTGATTGCCTCCATAATCGCTACCGCTGTGTGGTACCAATTGAACCTTGCAAATCTTGTCGAAGGTGAGGAGGTCCCCGCATGGAAGACACAGGGATTATACGCCATGGCTGCCCTGAGTGTCATCCTCACCATACCTATTGTATGGGGAATGGTAAGTCCCTCCTCTGATTCTAGTTTCAATACGAGAATCGCCGAAGCTTCTAGCAATCTTCGCGAATCTCTTGAAGAGTCTTCGGCCCCTGCTTCTGAAGATTTTGAAGCACGTGTAACAGAGGCTGCTGCTAAACTCCGTGAACAAATCGGGAAATCATCGGCAACTGTTGTAGATTACCCTGTGCATGAACCCTCCGCATCTTCCCTGGCCGCCCAGGCAAGCGCCGAGATTGATCGTTTTATTGCCGATAACTCGTAATATGATGGTAGCTTTTAATATCCCAATTTAATTATCAAGAGAAACCATGGACGACACTGCAATCACCGATAAATCCCAAACAACAAAGAGAGGTGAAATCCCAAAATTAAACCCTCTAGTACAATCAGAATATTTTAGAAAACAAGATATGACACCAGAAGAGTGGATGGATTTTAACGAGTATCATCTATCAGATTTATGGAACGCAATGAATAATTATATTTCGGATAGTAATAGACAAATGTTGGACAAATGTACATATCCACAATTCTGCCAATTTGTTGCATTAAATACAACTATGACACCTGAATATAGAGACGATTGATAATAATTATTTTAAAAATTTAAACCACCTTTTTAGGTCTACCTCTCTTACGTGGCACCTTTACAACTTCCTCTTCAACCCCAGTCTCTAATTCTGTTACCAGATCTTCAACAGTGTATTTGTCGATGTCATCACTCTTTTCTATGATTGGTTCTTCTATAATAGGTTCTTCTATAATAGGTTCTTCTATAATAGGTTCTTCTATAATAGGTTCTTCTATAATAGGAGACAATACCTGTCCATATATAATCGATGATTCTTCTTCCATTATAGCCATCAAAGGCTCAACCACTGGGTCAGAAATTTTCTCAGGTTCAACCATTGGTTCAACCACTGGGTCAGAAATTTTCTCAGGTTCAACCATTGGTTCAACCATTGGAGAAGAAACTGGTTCGACTACTGGTTCAACCACTGGAGAAGATTCAACCACTGGGTTAGATTCCTGTTCGGATTCGGGCTCAACATCTTCTGTAGATGTAGACGTTTCTCTACTTAAAAAATCTTCAAGGACCTGGGTGGTAATGAACCTAACGTCTTTATCACTGAGCCCCATGTCCTGGTTTTTTTCGAGATCCTTCATACTCTTTTTCATTTCCTTGATTTTTTTCCATAAAATATAAATAACAACTGATAAAATTCCTATAGACGCAAGTGCAACCAAGGCTAGCCCCTTTCTTTTATATGGAAACATTGAACATCCAACCATACCGGCAGCCAAAACGGATGCTGAATCGATAGATTCTCCTCCGATGTCTTCGTCATATCCTTCGAATTCACGATTGGCGTTTCTACTGGATCCAGCTTCCAAGACATGTCCATATTCAAAATCCTGACCAGGTTCAGATGCCATATTATTGCCAATAGATGTCACAGACCCGTCCATCTCAACTTCAGCTTCTGATTCAGTGTCGGAGTCAGTGTCGGAGTCGGAGTCAGTGTCGGAGTCAGTGTCAGATCCTGTGTCAGATCCTGTGTCGGATCCGGATCCGGAGTCGGAATCATATTCTCCTCCATAATAACTCATGTTTTCACTATTATGGTCAGTATTATCTGGATCATATTCTGTTGCTGAAACATTTTCTTTTTCTGATTTAATATACTGTTCGATATCATCCAACTGGTCATCGACAATAATAGGAGCTTCGGTGTCGTATGTCAACCCGTGAAAATCTTCACCTGTAGGAGATGTAGGTAGGTATATAGGATCTTCATCGTAAGGAACTTCCATATTATATTTTATAAATCAGTTTAACACAATCAAACATTTTAAGGTATACGATTAATCCGCAAAATTAACGCCTACCAGCCATAACCCTTTTCATCAAATCATCCGTCGACGCCGTATATTTTTCATCATCTACTACCTCTTTGGGTGGAGCGAATGCCTGTGCAATCCCACACCCAACATTATCATCGGGAGATTTGATAGTAGGGACAACCTCTTTTTGTTTCTCTTCAGCTTCTTGGACAATAGATTCAGATAGACAATTTATAAATGTAAAGGCAGAATCTCCACAATATCCTTTTCCATCGTGGATTATGATCGGGGTTCCCTTTAGCCATGGAGGTAGAGCAGACATCTTGGAAACATCCAAATGTTCAAATTCCAACCCCTTCTTCTTGATGATATCAACAATTTCGCATGAATATTGACACTTCCCCACGTTTGTGTACAGAGTGAATTCCATTTGTTTTGTCGGACCTGGTTGACGGAGAGAAACAGGTGTTGGGACTTCAGTACGTCCGTCTCTTTCCAGAGTGTTTTCGTTTTTGTTGGCTCTATCAGGTGGTCTTATTTCGATACCAGGTCTTCTCGGGACGTTCATTCAACGGTACTTGTTATTATAGTATCATTAAAATAATATCTATAAATTTACCACAACAAAAATTTTATATTGTATATGGGTGTACTATACCACACCCAGCAGTCATCATGGACATGGACCTGGAAGACCATCACCCAAGTGTCAAAAGGATACTACAGTTTCCTAAAATACAGCAAAGAAGTCCAGAATGGTTTAGTTACCGGTGTAAAAGAGTTACCGCGTCGGAGGTTTCCACAGTACTGGCACAGGGTAAGGGTGCGAAAAGTTTAATGGACAGGAAGAAATCTGGAGGATCACCTTCATTTTCAACAGAATATACCAGAATAGGTACAGAAAACGAAGACAAGGTTGTGGAAAAGTACAGGGAGAGGTACCCAGGTGTAACAGTATATCACGATCTTTCAATTATTCCACATGAAGAACATGATTTTGTTGCAGCATCTCTGGATGCATGTACATCAACCGGTATAAATGTTGAGATAAAGACATGCTTCAAGGATAAGTTTGTAAGTGTAAGCAAAGCATACCGTGATCAAGTACAGTTGCAGATGGAGGTTGCCAATTTGGAACACACCCATTTGGTCCAACAATATATCAATATGGAAGGGGCACCTATAAAGATACATGATATACCTAGAGATAGGGGGTGGTTTCATAGGAGTGCCCCGATACTGAAAAGATTCGTAGAAGATTTAGAAGAATATTTTCCATTTGATCTTGTATTGATAAATTATCAGATGCAGAAATACGAAAAGATAAGGAGCGGGAACACTTTTGATATGCAACGTGTCAAAGAATCTATATGGAGATTTGAAGATGAATGTGGAGAGAATGTTTCTGGAATTTTTAAAATAACCACATGGGATTAATTTATATCACATAATTAATTAATATAATGGCTTCTGAAAAATGTGTAATACATAGGAGGGTGAGGATACCTAAATCTATGATTGACCATGATAGGGTCATCGGGGATCTGGTCATTAAGGATGAACGGGAAAATACATTCGGAAAAAGAGAACCTCTTGTGTGTTACACGGAGCTCCCTGGTAGTTATATAGTTCCTAGACAATATGGGATTAAATATATAAACGACAACAATCTATTATCTGAAGACAGGCGTCTTGGAGGAGAAAGGATAGATGTTTCTTTTAAGGGATCACTAAGGGAGCAGCAAATACCAGTAGTGGATGAAACAATGAAAGTATTAATGGATGATGAAGGGGCTACTATGAATTTATATTGTGGATTCGGAAAAACCACATGTGCTAATATGATATCATGTAGACTAGGCTTAAAAACACTTATCCTGGTCCACACGTCTGCTCTTGCAGCACAATGGAAAGATAGGATAACACAATTTGTAGACGGAGCTTCTGTCGGAACTATACGCCAGAATACTTTTGACGTTGAAAACCGTACACATGTTGTTGCGCTTATGCAATCGGTATGTAAGAGGAATTATGGGGAAAATGTATTTGATTCATTTGGATTAATGATAGTAGATGAAGCTCATCATGTATGTGCTAAGGAATTGTCAAAGTGTGTGAAAATTACTGGTACAAAGTATAGGCTTGGACTTTCAGCAACACCTTACAGGAAGGATGGGTATACACCATATTTATTTAATGCTATAGGAGAAGTTTCTTCGGTTGTAACGAGGAAGGATGACACACAAGAACTATCTGTGAATACAGTATGGATAACAAATGGACCATCTAGGGTACATGAAATAATGAGATTTGGGAAAAAATCTGTAAACATGGCAAGAATGATCACAGATCTAGGAAAAGACAAGGATTCTATACCACGTACACTATGTATAGTGAAATGTATATTGGATATGGTTAAAGAGGGAAGACATATCATAGTTCTCAGTGACAGACGAGAACATATCATTTCTATTACAGACATTTTGGACGGTAAGGGGTTTTCAGACTATGGTTTCATGGTAGGAGGTGTTAAAGAAGAAGGGTTGAAAATTGCCGAAAAGAAAGCAGTTATATTTGCAACATATGCATTTTGTAGCGAAGGAGTTGATGTACCGTCTCTAGACACTATAGTGTTTACAACACCTAGAAGTGACGTCGTCCAGTGTGTTGGGAGGATACTCCGTATACACGATGAAAAGAAAACACCATTGGTTGTAGATTTCGTAGATACACAGTATGTTTTCAGAAACCAGTATAAGAAGAGGAAGGCGTATTATAAGACATTGGGTGGTAAAATATATAATTTGGATCAGGATTTGAATATTAAAACAACTGTAAAGAGGAAGAATACTGTAGATAAGAAGGTTGAGGAGAAGATGGACACTGGTATGATTGCCAACTTCATGAAGAATAGTAAGTGATTTGTCTACAACTTAAACATGATCTTTAATTTATTCATACAGTAGATGTTAATATCATTTACGCATATACACGATTTACTCTCGGATACTTCCATACACAGAATAGAAACACCTCCTGGTGTTAACATAGAAAATGCTATATTATCACCTTTAACCCTAGTTTTCAAATTAGAATCATCCAATATCAGTCTAACATGATTCATTAAAGTTCCCGGACTATATATTTCCTTGGGGATAGTTTTATTAAAGGTGTACTCTTCACAATCATCTTCAAATGCATCAGATATCATTCGACCCTTAGCATCTATTTCTTCTTCTGAACTATCTGTGTTTTCACTTTGACACCATGGACTGGCAAGAATATCTCCTGCGGATCCTCGTTTATCTGGGTCAACCGTTAGAAGCATATGTAACACATTCATTGCATTCGGTGTAAGACTATTCAAACGTCTTAGGAACCTGGGGACAGATCTTACATCATATTTTTCTTGATCTGGCAACCTTCCCAATAACATGAAATGAACAACCATACCTACTGCCCACATATCTACCTTATCTCCATAGTATTCATCTCTAGATGATATTTCAGGGGCCATGAATTGTTCTGTCCCACAGTAGGTATGCATAGCTTTACTCCTGATAGAATAAGATCTTAAAGTGAGGTTCGTAGGCCTAGAAGTTTCCACGGAACTCATTGCGTGATTTTGAATATCAAACCTTCCATAAGACGATTGTATATTTTCATATTCCATAACAGATGCAAAACCAAAATCAACCAATTTGACATTGTTATCACCGTCCAGTAGAATATTCTGTGGTTTAATATCCCTGTGACAAATACGCTGGTCGTGACAATACTTCAATGCTTCACACAACTGTCTCGTATATCTAGAAGAAGTATAGTCATCCAACTTCCCTTGTGATATCTTACTGTGCAATTCCCCCCCTGTAACATTCTCCATACATATGAATACGTATTTAGGAGACATAAGAACATCATATGTTCTCACTATATAAGGATGTTTTAGACTTTTCATAATCGATATTTCTTTTTTTACCTGATCAGTCATAGAAGATCTAGCGATACTCTCTTTTGAAATTCTTTTTATAGCAAAGATTTGATCGGTTCCTTCCTTGGTAGCAGAAACCACTGATCCGAACTGGCCGGATCCCAAAAAGTCTTTTGTAATATATGAACCTATTTGACTCATTTATGATCCACATTTAATAATTATACACATTAATAAATATATCATAATGTAACAAGTTGTGCCAAAACAACTATAATTGGCAATGCAACATAATACATTGGTTTCATGTAATCACCAGTCGACGATAAAGAATTTAATAAAGAATTTGTATCGAAATCACCAGTTTTCTCGGACGTGGGAGAAGATGTGTGCATTTGTGTAGGAGAAAATGTAAACTCTTCATATCCAGACGAAGGAGATGATGAAGGAGATGATGAAGGAGATGATGAAGGAGATGATGAAGGGAAAGATGTATCAGCATATCCAGATGGTGTTGGAGAAAATGTATAATAACCCATTTCGGGAAAATCCGTGTTGGTATATTCAGAACGAGGCAATGTAGGGGATACAGGGGAGTCAGTTTCCGTGTCGGTATATGATGACCATATCATATCATCATACGGAAACGATTCGTAGTCATAATCCATAGAAAAGCCCATAGAAAAATCCAAAGAGAAGTCAAGAGAGAAATCCATAGAGAAATCCGTAGAAAAATCAATAGAAAAGTAATCATCTTGAAAAGACATTGCTGTACACGCCACAGGAAGCAAAGCACCAAAGAATTTCATTATTTCTGTGATATTATTAATAAATATTATTATTTTGTCTAGAATCACCATATAGAATACTTACTACCCAACCCCACGGCATCTAGACCATCCATTATACTCAGAGATGGTATATTTTTCTCAAGCTCAAGATCTATCATTTCTCCTGCCGCACCTAGGGCACCCAGAGATCCCTCTGTCCCGAGAGCTTTTGCTCCTCGTTTTATCGAACGCGTGATTGTTGTACCGAAAATAGATTCGAACACCTTCTGAGAAGTAGCCAATTTACAATCGTACACGTTTACGTCTTCATTGAAAAAGTATGTAAGACCATACCTATCACAATACCTCTGTGTGAAGTTACATAAACCCTTACCTTGGTCAAACGAAACATCATAACCCATTTCGTCACATGTTTCCTTGATAGACGACAAAGGAGACATTCTAGAGAAACCACCCTTCATTACAGCAAAATCAGCTTCCTGTATGTTACCATCGACGTTGAATGATTCTTTGATACGATCATTTTTAGCTTGTGCTACAGTAATACCCAATTCTTCCGAGGCTTGTTCATCCATTGCGGAGTTCAAAACTTCTAAAATTGCCTCATTTGCTTTTGCATTGTCAAGCTTCTCTTGTAGTGTAGCCAATACATTATCGTCTACGAGCGCTTTAGATGCGTCATATAGATCATTGTAATCTGGATACCAGGTTGGAGAATCAGAATCCTTCTTCTTGATCATTTCTATAGATGCCATGTCTTCACATCTACCAGTATCCTCATCACATGGAACCATTTCTGCTATATTTTCTTCCATCACAGCCTCTATAATTTTAAGATAGTGCTGTCTGTGTACATCTTCATCCGAGTCCCATGCATCTCCGAAGTTTTTTCTTTCGGGGAGGTCTGTCCCTTCCTCCTGTGAATAAGTGTACTGCTTCCAAAACTCCTCCTCGGCGTCTACAATTATCAGAGACCACCCGAACTTGGTTATAAGGGGGGCGCTGAGTTCTGATACAGTTAGAGTTTTTCCCTTTTCGATCTCTCCTTGTCTTCTGGCCTTTTCAATATTCGCAACCAGTAACTCTTTTATAGTAACTTCACTGTATATGTCATACCCTCCTTCGGCAGATATCTTAGACCATCTGTACAATGGGTCTTTAACTATTTTATTGATGAATTCTACCTTTTGCTTACTGAAACTATTGTGTAGATTCACACCAGTTTCATTAAGGACACATATCTTCAGATGTGTGTTAGTTGTCTGATCATAATCCTTGTCCGAAGATGTACCTCGTAGAAGTGGGTTAAGACCATTAATCTTACTGGCATTTACCATGAAAGTATTCTCCGTGTTTCTACATGTGAGTTGCTCCATGAAATTGAGGTCCGTAAAGATGAATTCTGTCAAACGATCTACTTCAGCGTTCTGTTCAGCAGTAGACTCGCTGATAGGCATGTATTTCCATCTCTCCTCGTTTGCACTGGTGTGTGCCAAAACCTTGTCGGAAAACCACTGCATCATGAGTTCTTCTATAAGTTCCCCTTGTTTAGATGGGTCTACGTTATACATGGGGTCTGGGATCAAAGGAGCAGTAATTCCATCAGCCTTGAGAGTCTCATTGTAATATGTCTCTATACTGTCACGTGTTGATGCGATTTGGCCAGCAGCTTGTGCATCATTGTATCCTGCAGGATCCCATAAATCAAGAGCTAAACTCAAAATGTCGAAAACCACCAATGCGACACCAATTGGTCCCGAAGATCCAATTTTTATGAGAGATTTCAAAGCCGCGCTTGCCACTGCCTTTCCGACCTTAACACCCACCTTGCTAGCAATTTTAGCTCCCACCTTGAAAACAATTTTAGACAAGGTTTTGGATAGAACTTTGGATGACAACTTCATCCCAGCCTTTCTACCAGTCTTTATAGCCAGCTTCTTACCCATGCGTCCTCCCACTTTCGCGAATGCTCCAGACGCTTTTCCGGAGAATTTTGCAGACACAGCTAAAAACTTTCCTGCGGATTTAGATGCAACTTTGCTAACACCCTTTGCCATATATCGTGCTAGTTTTGCTACATGACCCACGGCGTCTGGGCTGGTGAAGTACATGAGAGCAAGCTCTTCTAACAACATTAGACCAACCGACTCAAATGGGAACCCAGCAGCAACAGGATCCCATAAACAACATGGAATACCATGGGAATTTAACCCCAGTACATACCCATCTCTACACCTAAGGTCTTTATCTTCACACTCACCATTCTTTAAATCCTTGCATATAGGTTTATTGGGACACGTGTTTTCTTTCAGACTTTGTGTCATTGCAACCTCAAGATCCTCTATAGCAGTTTCTACAAGAGTGGTCTCCCATGCATCATAGTCCGACATAGAAAGAGTAATTTGGGTATGATCAATGCTTCCATCACCAGAAGCTCCTAGGTTATCCAAACTCTCATTTACTTGGAGAGAGGTTGTTGCCACTTGTGATCCATCTAAGAATTCAGACCCACCAATAGTTTCCAGATCAGTAATTATGAGGCTTTCATTCATGATCGATGGAAGGTCTCCTTCAAGATTGTCAGATACGGCCATTATTCCCTGGGGGTAAGAAATAGAAAGCATATCTATAACGGGAAGATCATTTGTCTCAGCAAATACAACCTGTCCAACTAAATCAGAATAAGACTCAGTCAATGATAGTTTCAAATCTCCCTCTAATACAGAAAGAACAGATGTTACCATAGATAAAACATCAGCAGCCTTTTCATAGGTGGATGTGATCATGGCAGAATAAGCCATCGTGAAATTATCTACAAGTTCTTTTGACAATTCGCTGTATGTGTTTCTGAATTGAGCAGTCTCTATGGCATATTCTCTCTCCTCCTGTTTAATAGCACCGTTCCTTTGCATTCGAAGAGAAAGAACCCCCTCTATGACCTTGACTCTCATGTTATTGACAAGTATAGTTCGTCTAGCCGTGTACGATATTATGTCATAGTCTGAAACTATTTCATCGCTCAGAATAGATAGAATTTTCCCGGTCTCTTCCTCTATCTGTGTTCTGTATTCAACTTCCAGATTGATAATTCTTCTTGTTCTAGATTCAAAGATAGTCTTGGCCTGGTTGGCGAGAGTTTTGTAAGCAGAAGACATTATATCGATATGAGAATAATACAATCCAGTGAAATCTTCTCCCACAGACGACTGGAATACTTCCACAACCTCCCGGATACTTGTATTGAAGAAGTTTTGTGTATTTATATCCATTACCTGGTCTAGAGATCGTATAGCTGTTTGGAGGATATCATTGATGTTCACGAGGAGTGATGTCTTGACAGATGAGATAGTTCCCTCGAGATCTTCTACTGTACTAACAAGAGAGTTATTAACAACAACCTTATCGTCGTCGCTAATCGGAGATTCGTTGATAGAAACTGAAATAACTGCCGAAACTTCTCCGAGAGTTACACTGATGCCCAGAATCTGTTCATCGATATAATCTGTGATAGTTTTGACATAGTCTTCGGTGACATTTCTTCCGACAACGTTCATCTCTTCGACTGCAAATCTCTTCATCCCATCAAAGTCGATGTCATCACCTACAAGGAATGATTGCTTCGTTGCCTCCATCCATTCATTGCTAAATGGTTCGGTAACTTCCCCCTTGAATTCGTCAATAAGATCAGGAATCAAGTCCGTCACAAATTTTACCTTCTGGGATATCTCCAATTTTACAATGGAAGATACTTCATTGACCAGATGTGACGCTTTCATGAACTCCATGTTTGATTTGAAAAGTTCGAAAGTAGATTCTACAATGGCCGATGACGATGAACTCTCTTCTTCATATACATCTTCTATACCGAGGTCAAGGAATTCGGTAACTGATGATGCCATTTTTTCATGGAATGATTCTGTGATTTCATCCATAACAGGACGAAGAGTGTCATCTGTGAAGAAAAGGAGTTCAGAAGAGACACCCAGGAAGTCTATAGCGTCTTCATACAGGTATACGATATAGGGGAGACGAGCATATCCGATCATTCTTGATCTGGCAGTGGCCAATTCTTCATCATACAATTCCCTGTACACAGATTCTGTCGCCACAAGATCGAAATTCTGTTCTTGGCATACAGCAAAAAAGAATTCAAAGTCGATAACACGTCTCATTTCGAAGAATTGAAGGGTACATGTCTGAGATCCTTCCAGTAAAGATCTCTTTAGGACATTCTTGAATTCCACAAACATGGCATACACATATGTGTACACTTTTGGTAGAATGGAATTTAGGTACAAATCAGAGAACCCAGTGAGAGATTCGAACGTGTAGGTCTGAACGGAACTTGTTGTAGCAAAGTAATCTATAAGATTGTCATATAGAACCTTTGAGTACACATTTAGAGATCTCCTTTGTGGATCAGAAATGAGTTTGTTGGATGAGATGGTGTCGAATGCGTTCAGGTATAATTGAGAAGCCCTATTTGTCAAAATACTAGGAACGTGTCCATTTTCAGATCGGAAAACGAGTTCTTCACGCATGAATTCCCGTATTACAGTAGCTGATGCAAAGAATTCGTTCAAGAATACACCCATATCGTCATCTGTCATTATACCTTTTGCATAATCTGTGAGCATATCATACCTGAGATTGTTTGCAACTGCTTCTGAAATTCTTGACTGGGCAGTCGCTTTGACATAATTTTCAGCCTGATCAGCTCCCGAGAAGTTTAACGCCATTTTTTTAGCGTTTTCGATAAAGTCTTGGTACATGGTGAGGGATCCGGTGAGAGCAGCAGAGTAGAAGATTTCAACCCTTTCAATCCTTTCATCCGTATCTTTTTCGAATTTAGAGCTTATCTCATCCATGAAACGTATTTTCATGTCAGAGGTCATCTTATTGTAAAAATCTATCATGGATTTGGTATCATCTGATGAAACGATAGACCCAGATAGTTCTTCAAATTCTTCGTCTACCTTATCGAAGATTTCCCCCAGTATAAATGGGATTCGTTCTGCTAGTCCCACCTGTTTATCGTCACGGAATCTTTGTATGATAGGTAGTATACGTGTGTTGAAACGATCTTCCTTGTTTTTCACGAGAGTTTCTGTTACCGTGTTGATTAGGGTAGGTACTGTTGACATTGAATCTTCAAAATCAGTAAGTCCTTCTACAACTTCATCGATCATGTTATCATAGTTAGTTTCTCCTATCATGGTATCTTGCTCCAATTCGAACTTCGCCGTGACATTTTCATGATAATTCGTGATAAAGTCGGTGGATTGTTCAAATGAAGTTTTGTAGGTCTGATATTTCCATATAACTATGAAAATTGCGACAACTATTGTTGCCGCCTTTATTTTTTTATCGATAATCATACGACGATTGTCTTCTTACTTATATTAGGTTATAAAATATTTTAAAAACAAACTGAAGTATATGTTATTGGGATAATCAAGGGCATGTGAAGGTTTTTTTTTAATATATATAGACATTAAATTACATATATGGATCCAACACATATAGACAGATTACGAAGACTGTTTGGTAATAGAAAAGAAGTATTTTTAACCGATGAAGATCTAAAAAGGGCTCATAATTCAAAAACATGGGAAGAGACTGGACAAGGTGCAGAAAGCAGAGTGTATAAGACACTTGAAGGAGGGAATATAGTTAAACAAATGTTGGAGAATACATACACACGTTCCAATAGTTCAAGTTCCGATAGTTCCACTGAATATTCCCCCAGTATAGGTGTAGAAAGATTTAATAGATTTAGTCTTGAATTGGGTCTACCTAAATCACCATACCTTACAACAACGATATCTGTATCTTCAACATATTCTATCGAATTGACAAGGGGGCCAGATCTAGAAACATATATCCAGGAGAACGAACCACCAAGAGTTATAGACAGACTTCGCATGTGTAAAAACATATACGAAGGCTTGAGTATATTACATAATATAGGGAGAGTTTGTCATCTTGATATCAAACCTGATAATATATTTATGAATACATCTACACTTTCCATTGGAGACTTTGGGTCTATTACATCATTGGTTTCAGACGATAAAGGATCAACACATGGTTGGAGACCTCCTTCTATATCAACAAAAAGAGGAATGAATATAGATATGTTCTCTTCCGCACTCGTTTGTATGGGTATCATTTCATGGAACAATAGTATTATATTTCAATGTCATACTTTTGTGGAAGCGTTGAATAATTCACCTAACCTGGATCAAATGTGTACAGTATTGAGAGGATTTTTTCAAGATGAATGTATGCAAGTTTTTCAAAAGTTATCGGAAAATATGACACCATTTGCGAACAACTTACGCTGTTCGATGATTGGAGAAGAGTGTGACACAGATTGTAATATTGATACATATACTGCTATATTATCCATTGAATCTTCTATAGAACAGATGATACTATCAGGTAATTTTTAATCTATTTTATTACTTTATTCACGTAAATCAATCCAAATATTATTTACTTTTCAACCATATTTCTGAGAGGTTTCTCGAATATCTTGAACAAAACTAGGGTTACAACTATTCCCCATATCCACTTAGGTAAGGGTTCTTCGTCCGATCCTATGATTCTGCCTAGGGGAAGCTTGCTAAAATTAAGAGACTTCAGTTTTTTCCCTAAAGGAAGTCCGGAGAACTCGAGAGACTTCAATTTTGACCCTAGAGGAAGTCCGGAGAACTTGAGAGACTTCAGTTTTGACCCTAGAGGAAGTCCGGAGAACTTGAGAGACTTCAGTTTTTTCCCTAAAGGAAGTCCACCAAACTTCAAACTCTTCAGCTTGGCACCAAGAGTTTCTTGGGGGGTATCATCAGTTTTCTTCTTCTGTGTGTATGTGTAAACTGCGACTACGATAAAAGCAATAGCAACCTTGATCATCAATTTCTGGTTCACGGCGACCATTTTTGATATACCCCGTATATACAAAATAATGCGTAAAATAACACATAATGTTTATACACATATATATAAAGGACAACCCAATGGTAAATAATGTCATGTGGGTCTAAAAGAAAGTACTCGAAGAAATTAGGATTATGGGATACGATAAAAACAAACACGGTTAAATATTAAATATTAAAATACCATGGAATCTGGTACACATTATCACACTATTTTTTAATATAAGATATACTTACATACGAAATGAGAATTGGTAAGGATGCACAAGACAACTGGGATCTCATAGCACTATCGGATCCTGATGATATTTGGATACATCTTGCATCTTTCCCTAGTCCCCACGTGATCATACATCCTGATCCCACAACTGAGGATATACTGGCTGCTGGGAATGTTTGTAGATCTAATTCTAAGTTTAAGAATTTAAAGGGTATCAAGATAGTGTATACTAGAATCGACAATCTATTATTAGTTCCAGATCATATAGGTTGCGTGGGTTTTAAATCTAAACGACAATGCTCTTATATGAAGATTTAATTATATGGTATAAAATATAAGATGGGTGCTGCTAAGATAGCAATCGCATTGGCGAAGAGTTCTGACGAACTTGCCGGGGTGGCGAAGACTTTAAAGTCTGTTATAAAAGGTGCTGGTAATTTGAGCATAGGTAAATCTCTTTTGAAAACTCTTGACATAGGAGCTTTCTCCTCGGCTTTCAAACTTACGGTAAAGGGAATTGCGAGTTCGAGTAATGTAATCGATATAACAAAGAAGATATCTAAATTCTCAGGGCTTTTGCCTAGAGGTGCAGATGATATTTTAAGTTCGGTGATCAAGAACGTTGACAACGTAGGGGATGCATCTGGGAGTCTTTTGAAAAGTGCAGACAATGTCGGCGATTCCCTAGATGTACTCAAGAATGCAAGCAAGGTGGAAAATTTAAAAAGTTTAAGCAAGATACAGGATGTATCTGATTCTTTGACAACTATTTCAAAAAGTGCTAAAAAAATCGACGGTGTACCACGACGATTGGACAATCTTGCAGACACTGCAACTTCTTCGGCCGATCAACTTAAAACTATCGCGAAATCTCTCCCTGATGCCAAGAGCGCCGACGAAATAACAGACGCCCTTACTAATTCTAAGGGGTTTTTGACCAAAATCGACGAAGTTGACGATGTCGCATCAGCTTCTAAAAAGATCAGTAAGGTTGCAGACACCGCAGAAAATGCAAAAAAACTCAAGAAATTCAGCAACGCAGTTGACAAATTTGGGACAGTGGCACAAGTGGGAATATTGGCTGGTTTCTTCTTGGGATCCTATTTGGTGAAAAGGAAAAACGGAGATGGTGATGATGATGAAACACCATATGATCCTCTGATACTTGTAACAGACCCAGTGTCCAGTAAATATGAAGTGGCTTTATACCAGGATCAGAGACCAACTGGTACAACATCATTCGAAGATATCTTAAAAACGAAAGAATTTATCATAACCGCGATAGCTGTGGCAATTATCATGGCGGTTTAATTTTTAATACATAATATCCAAAACAAAAGAAATACTTTATACCTATAAGTTTACCACATACGTCTCACAATTATACCCAGTGACATTTTCAAATGTCTGAAATGGAAAATGCTCGTTCTGCCTTGGCATTTCTCAAGACAAAGAATGAGAAGTATGATGTTCTTTACGTGAATACGCCATGGTCTACTATAGAAACATCCAAGATTTCTAAGTTTCCAGCCAATGAGGTATCCAAGGATAATTCGGTTCTATTCATATGGGTGGACACGTACAGCATGAAAAATGCCATGGATCTCATCGATACGTGGGGATTCAAGTTTCATTCCGTCTATCAGATTGCTGACATGGGACAGTACCCATGGATGAAGAAGGATACTGTGAAAAAGGTGAAGACTGTCGAAGTTGATACAAACGAAGATGACACTACATCTACCGAGACAGTCGATGATGTTAAACCAAAACACGTGAGGAAGACTAAGATGCCTCTCGTAACTATTCCTAAGTGGTGGTCTTCTCCTCCTTCGGACAATATGGGTACCCGTCCTACTACGGAACAACTATGGCTTGCTGTAAGGGGTGACCCTTCTGAAATCATCGGGAACACCATTGTACCTACACAAGTGGTTAACATTCCCGAACATGGAAAGAAGAGTAGGTCTAAGAAGAGGACATGCCTTACCGAAGAATGGGATACCGAACGCCCCAAGGTGTTCCTAGATCTTGTTGTTAGGAATTTGCTCCCAGGTAAGAAAGTTCTTGATGTATTTTCATCATCTGTCCACAATAATATCGATAGCTGGGGACCATCTATCCCGGGAGGGTTTGTTAGGTCTTTCACTTCCAACGATGGCTTGGTATATTCTATCAATTCTATCATGAAGGCTATGAAGAAGGCTCAATTGCAGATGCTAGCCAATAGGTTTGTTAAGTATGAAACGTCTTCTATCGAAGAAAAGAAAGAAATGTTGGAAGCTTCTTCTGTTGCATGGCTTCCCATTAAGGATACTATAGAAGGAAGTGTTTTGGAAGTACCTTACAATTGGAAGGGGGACACGAATATACCTACATCATGGTTCATGTATCTGGTACAGGTTCTAGCTTCAAAGCATATTAGCGACTTTGAAAACACACGCAAGAAAAAGCGCAAGAGGAAGACTTCTTCTGTTGTTTCCGATAGGCCTCGCCATGGAATAGCCTGTGCCAGTAAGATTTCACCTGAACTCGCCGACTTTTTCGGCATGGATCACTCGGAAAAACTGGCCAGGACTGTTGCGGTATCAAAGTTGAACGAATATATTGTGAAGAATGGTCTCCAAAACCCTGAACGTAAGATTGAAATAATTTTGGATGATTCTCTTAAGGTTCTTCTTAATCCCCCTGACGGTTTTGGTGTTGTTACGTATTTCAATCTGTGCAACTTGGTGGGAAAACACTTCCCTAAAAAGACGGATGCGGAAAAGAAAGTTGACGCCGAAGCTCGTAAAAAGAAGAAAGAGAATGATGCCATGATAAAAGAGGACGTAAATGTTGGCAAGGTGTAATTAGTTTTGGTAGGGTTCGGTTATAAAAAATAATAATATAAATTAATAACAACACTGTTTTCGAAAATATGGCTGAATTTGCTGCAATAGGAACATCAGGTGTTTCCCTTGCCCTGGGATTTTACAACACAACCCAAATTTCTTCACTCAAGAAAGAAATAGAGAAATTGTCCCAGATTACTGACCCCTCACTTGTGGCAGAAGACGAAAACTTTCCCGACCTTTTAACCGAAGTAGTAATCCCCATCGCTCCTCTTGTCGTGTCCACAGCCCCAATTTCCGAATCATCCGAAATAGCTGAACTACAAGGTCGTCTTAATGACGTAGAAACTTTCGCAAACGTTGTTGGTACACGATCTACCTCCAACCTGAGTAAAGTGACCATTGCTTCTGATGACATCGACCGCCTCGAGACCCATGTAACTTCGGAAATGGTAGACATCAGAAGTTCGGCTGCTCAGAGTGGAAATGAAATTGCCACCAACGCTGCATCTATTGGTATGTTGGAGATTTCTCTTGGAGACACCAATAGTGACCTCCAGGTTGCCACCGACACCGCAGACCAATTGGCATCAAGTGTATCAGACATTTCATCGACTGTTGATTCAACTGTCTTGCGCGTAGGAACACTCGAAACTAACCAACAGACTATTTCCAATGGATTGACCAATGTTACTCTGGAGGCAGACGCATTGGGAGACAACCTCGCACTTGTTGACGGTCTCGGACAGGACACCAAGAACAACTTAGAGGCTCTTACCGGTGCATGGAACACACACAATGCTACCGCATTTGTGGCATCTGGTATTCTTAACGTGTCTGATCTTAACGCTTCGTCGTGTAGAATTGGGTTGGTGCAGAACAAAGGTCCTGAGTCCGCTATTCACTTCAACTCTCTCCAGTCCAACACATGGTGTATGTATTTCGCAAACAAAACTGGCTTAGCACCCGATGGTAAGACACCCTCCTCTTTCGGAGATGTTAGTGGGTATGCTATCCGCATGAAAATGGACAACAATACCGCAAATGGATTCATGATAGAGAACGGTGACAGTTCCCCTCTCTATTCTATTTCGTCGGCCGGTGTATCTAAACAACTTGGCAACTCCCAAATATCCAACTGTAAGATTGGGGAGGACGATGGGTGGGCACGATTCTCTAGTAGTGCAAGATTCAGTGCCAATAACGCCGCTCTTTCTCAACACAGTACAGGAGGGACAATTCTAAATGCCGGTAATTCCAAGACACTCTCGTTTGCTGTGAACGGTACCACAAAGGCATATGTCAGTAAGGACACAGGTTTGACTATTAAGAACAATAGCGATGCGGTCTGGGCAACAATCTTCAATCACCAGGACAGTGGAGAAAACTTCTTCCGTGCCGCCACCTCCCATAGATTCCAATTTGCCAAGAGTACTGCGGGTGAAACTGCAATCACAAATGGGGAGGTGACCATAGATGGAAAGGCAATGAAGGCATCTCTGGAGGCACTTGAAGCCAGAGTGGCAACACTTGAGAGCAAGAACAATATCCAGGTCGACCAGGTGGTGTACCTTAAGAACAGAGAGAACAGCAAGTACGTCAGCAAGGCCTCCAGTAATGAAAGCCTGTTGGTCAACAGAACTGGGAAGGAGACTCGTTCGTCTTTCTGGATTTCAGAGTAAATGTAAAATTGTATTTTCTTTGGTTCATAAATTAATTATATTTTTTAAATATCTAAAACACGCTGGGCGAGACTTGAAGATGTATCAAGAACAATCTTCTTCTCGCCAGTTTCTTCTTCGGACATATCAGAATCTTCTGTTTCATTTCCAGAATCATCTTCATCTGATTCGTCTGTGTCTTCTCTATATTTCTCCTTCTTTTCGTCAACTTTACCCCATGACAATGTCAGTACATATTTGTCTAGACTACATGTGAATCCTATTTTTTTGTAATGTTTGTATATCTTACGTGTAAGTTCATCCCGGTCATATATAGGTTTAAAGAGAATCATTGCTGGGATTTCGAATATAGCATCTACTTGTTGTTCCATGGCTCGGGAGCGTATTAATTTATCTCCTTGACTTATTATATGTTGGTATGCCATCTTATCTGGTGTATGTCTAGATTCTGAAATTTCTATAATCTCCGATACATTTCTAATAGTAGACTTCATTGTATTAACAAACTGTCTCTTGTCCACAACATCTAAAAAAAAATCAAGCATACTTCCACAGGATGGATGATGCAGAAGAAAACGCCAATTTTGAAAATTTTTCCAAGCAAGATCTCATAGATAAGTTCGAAGAACTTGAGACAAAGTATAAAACTGAGGGTACCCCGGAAGGATACCAAAATGTATTAAATATATTCAATATCACAGGTGCAAGTGATTTAGTCCCCCAGACGGTACACGATGTGTATCTGGCTGATTGGAAATCATACTGTATTTTGAGACAGTATCTAACGGAAGAAGAAACGGTTACACCAGAAGACTTGGATGATTTACAGGATAGGTTCTCTCGGTTCCAAGAATGTCTTTTCTATTGCAAGGACACTATATTGTCATTTATGAGGATGACAAATTCAAATTCATCTTTCCCTACACCGGCTGGAGCTGACATGCTTTTTTGGCATGCACCATTAAATAAGGAGAATCTCAAACCAGTTCATATTTTCACAATATACATACTGGGGTCTTTTTTTAGGCATAGATATAGGAGATCAGAAACGAGAGTATACGAACAGATATTTTTAGATGGTAACCCCACACATGCGTGGAAAGATAAGTGTGATATAAAATCTGCGGTCAGATCTTTTTGTGCAAAAGAATCTAATTTTGAGATGTGGAAGATAATGACCGAAGGTTTATTTGAAGGTGTTGTGAAGTATGCAACAGAATGTCAGGATATAGAATTTCCAGATTTAAAAGTCAATAGGAGAGTCTGGAGTTTCAATGATGGGATATATGATGCAACCGATGATAAGTTTTGGTTTTATGGTGGACAAATGGATGAATCTATAGTTTCATGTAAAATTATAGAAAAGGACTTTGCCCCTTCATACTTCAAAGAGTTGGTAAATGGTCTGGCACATCCAGGTAGTGCCAGATTGACATATGATGATTTAGAAACACCATATTTTAATTCTATATTCACTCCCCAGGAATGGGACGCGTCTATGGTAAAGTGGATGTTTGTGTTGATAGGGCGTTTGTTTTATGAGGTCAATGAAAAAGATTGTTGGCAGGTAATACCTTTCCTTAAAGGTGTAGCAGGAACAGGTAAGAGTACGGTAATTAAGGTTATCCAGATGCTGTTTGACGCCAGGGATGTTGGTATATTGAGTAACAACGTGGAGAGGAAGTTTGGTCTTTCTACTATATTCGACAAAATTCTCTTCCTTATCCCAGAATTGAAAGGTGATTTCCAGATGGACCAGGCAGAATTCCAGAGTATGGTTACAGGAGAGGACGTATCCATGGCTGTAAAACACGAATCTCCTATAGTGGGGAGATGGACAGCTCCTGGTATAATTGCTGGAAACGAAGCTGCAAAATGGGAGGATAAGTCTGGATCTATATGTAGACGAATAGTAGTCCTAGATTTCCCAAACAAGATTCCGGCAGAAAAATCTGACCCCAATCTTCTTAACAATATCAAGGATGGAGAGATACCAAACATCATTCGTAAAGCCTCATTGGCTTACGATTGGGCGGTTGAGAATTACGGGAAGTCTGATATATGGACATCACTACCTTCGAGAATCTGTTCGGAAAAGAAGAAGCTTCAGTACAGTACGAATCCTCTGTATGCATTTATGAATTCCGATAGGGTTGAAGTGGATTCTGAGATGTATACATTGGAAAGTATTTTCATTTCACAATTGAGAATATTCTCCACGTTGAAGTTTCCGGGTGTAAATTTCGTGTTCACGGAAGATTTCTATTCATATATCTTTTCAGATTACGATATAAAGGTGGAAACTGTTACTAAGAATTGGCCTCCGAACAGTCAGAATGCTCAGAGGCAAACGTATGTTACAGGTTGTAACGTCCTGATCTAATTTGTTTTGAATGATTAAATTTTAATAATTATATATCTTATTACAATGAGCAAGACACGTGTATTATCAATTGATGTGGGAATCATAAACTTGTCATTTTGTATAGTTGATTTCATACATGATGATGAAGCTACAACGTTTAATCTTGTACACATGGAAAAGGCTCAGATAGGTAAAATGAGCCAAAAGTCCGTAGTTCTTGCGGAAAGTGCTATAGATTTTTTTAGAGATTCACCCATCGTGAATGAAGAACTTATCGATTACGTATTTATCGAAAATCAGATATCCAAAGCAATTAAAAATACCGTTGTGGGGTACTCGATATATTCATATTTCTATACCGAGATGAGAATAAGTCAATCAGATGCTATTGTAAAGTTTATACCTCCCCGTGCGAAGTTTAAGGCGGTTGATGCAGCATTCCCCGATTCATGTCTTCTGGATGGTATAAACCCGAATAAAATGAAGAGTAGAGATCTCAAGAAACTGTCCGTGTCAATCGGAAAAAGATTGTTTGAAGAATATAATGTCACAAAAGGACTTGAAGCACTAGTAAAGTATAAGCCAAAGCTTGATGATGTGTGTGACGTATGGTGCCAGAGTTTCTCTGTATACCTTGAAGATGGAGACTTTTCCTCCAAGAGTAGGAAGCTTAGTTAGGAGTTCCAATGTGCACATTTATTATATGGTACAACTATATTCTTGGGTCTGTATGTTAAATGTAAAACCCGTTATAATATTCTTAATGGGATGTGCGTTAACATCTGTTTTAACATGGTCTTCATATGAAATAAATGTTAATGCTTTAAGAAACAATGAAAGAAAAATTATCACGGAGATAACAACACAATTACAAATTAATCTCAATATAACAATTGGAGAATCAATTATGCCAATCATATTGGGGACACATGGAGGTATGATATCCCCAGAATCTTTCCATACCTTGACTGACCCAATTCTAGAAATTTCACCCACGGTTACAAGTATTGGATGGGTACCCATGATAAAACCAGAGGATAGAGAATCATTTGTTGAACACAATTCTCTTTCATATACTAATTTTACCATGTCCATCATAGGACCACTTGGTGGAGTTCTACCGAGACCTATTGACAATGTATCCATGTGGCCATTATTACATGCAAACCCTGTCATTGAAGAAGGTTTTAGGGGTGTTGATCTATATTATGGTCTATGGAAAGATGCTATAGATTTGATGGTGAAGGAAAATAGGACCATTATATCAGATCTAGTAGATCTACAAGGAGCAAGTAAAAGTGATAAAGGGGTATTTACTAACCAAAAGTCTGTGTACCAACTTCTTCAACCAGTCTTTGATTTAACAACTTATCAACTCATAGGGACATTTAATAGGCTTTTCTTTCCTAGTGTTTTAGTGAGATCTTCTTTAGAAACAACATCTATAAATGACATAGACGTATATCAAATTTCTCTATTCAGAATAAATGATAATGGTTATAGAGAGGATATTTATATTGAAACTAGCACAGGTGATTTGATGACAACAGGTAAAAATCTTTACAGGGAAGTACGGGAAATAAATAACAATATATTTATCACCGAATTGATTACTGAGACTGTCCCCAGATTTGAAACATATGGTATAATATTATTGATATCTTTTTTTGCATCTATTGTAGTTAGTAGAATGTATATTATACAAATGAATACATCCAAGAAGGATAAAGTTATGTCGATAAAATACAAAAAGGCAACAGATATGAAATCTACATTCTTAGCAGAGATGTCTCATGAACTACGTACACCTCTTAATGGTATAATAGGGACTATAGATATACTTACATCAATTGATATTAGCCCGGAAATTAGAGAATATTTACACGATATTAAATCATGTGGGGATCTATTGATAACACTTATCACAGGGATCTTGGATTTTTCCAAGATAGAAGCAGGGAAAGTAACATTAGATATTACATCTATTAATATAGGAACTGTGATACACGATACAACGAGAGTTATGGTACAGTCTTTTAATGATAGTAAAAATGTAGATGTGATACTTAAGATCGTGTCTACCCCTAGTGAAGCGTTCGGAGACGAGATTCGTATTAGGCAAATTTTCATGAATATGTTAAGCAATGCTTTAAAGTTTACTGAAACAGGGAGTGTGATAATAACTGTTTCATCGAAGGAATCATCGAATAGTGTGACAGATACATATTTGGATGGGAAATATGAAAAGGTATTACAGATATGTATGGTGATAGAGGATACTGGAATTGGGGTGTCATCTGATAGGATTAGTGATCTTTTCCAACCATTTTCTCAAATAAAGGGTAAATCTTCTGTCGGGGGTACAGGGTTAGGGCTTATTATCACAAAGACTCTATGTGAATCCATGAATGGGTCAGTTTCATGTTCTAGTGTATACACCAAGGGGTCATGTTTTTCATGCGAGTTTATAGTTGGAATACCTACAGTATTAAGTATGTGTGATAATGACTATAGCTGGAATCTTATTGGAGATATATCGGGTAAAAATGAAAATAAACATAGTATTGATCAATGTATCATAGATATAAGAGAAAATGTAGCCGACGTATTAGTTGTAGATGACGTACTTATAAATATCAAGGTTGCAGAGGGTTTATTTGCATTATATGGTATTAAATGTCATACAGCATCCGACGGTGTTCAGGCTATAGAATTGTGTGGTAAAAATAAGTACAAGATGATCCTTATGGATTATTATATGCCAGGGATGTCGGGTGTAGATGTAGCAGTAGCCCTTCGGGGAGATAACTCCAACCCGAATATTGATTCTACAATTATATGTCTGACTGCGAGTCATACAAAAGAAACTGTGGATTCTATTATGTCATCCGGTATGGATGGATACGAATTGAAGCCCATTCGCAAGAGTATCATTGAAGAGTTATGTAAAAAATATATTTATCAATAAATTAACCGTCGTGTTTATTCCCGTTTGTACCTATGGAGATATACCGATGAAAAGTCATCGCCAACCTTCTTGGTACACCCAGTGCTACTGACAAAATCAACGATAAGATCGTCATTCTTCACACAGTAACAATTGTAACTGTTGCTACCACGGTTTAGTCCAAAGTAATGAGACGTGGTCAAAGCGTTTCCAGAACACGCTTTCTTACACGTCTTTCTAGACTTTTTCGAATCATCCAATGCACCCATAAAAATCAAAGATGTTCCTATATATTCAAAACACCTATTATTCTTCGAAAGAGGAAGTGTCTGTCCAGTAACCGGGGCAACAGGGACTGGGGCAAGCTCAGACACATCCGGTATAGTCGCCGGGGAAGGAATATCACCAGTAGACGTCGAAATATAGTACGTCTTATCCGACCCGTAAACTTCCGTGCTCCCAACAACAAGTCCAGAAGTAGAAACAACCATACTCTCAGGGAATGTAAGAGGGATGTATCCAATATTCACATCAGTGTCCAAACTCAAAGAGTTAATGATACCTGTGAAACTATCAAGAGTTACCGTAACCACTGCTCCCGAAGAATCAAGATCTTCATGGGCAGCAAAATCGGTACATAGATCATCAAACTTCATCGACGTAGCAGGGAAGTCGATATAACTGCTAAACTTCTTGAAAACTTCAGTGTACCAGTGTTCCATTGCAGACTTACCACTCAAATCTCCGGCTGGGATAAGATTTGCCTGGTGGAACATGTACTTATCACGACGCCCTGAAAGAAGACTCCTGGTAGTAGTAAACGCCTCAGTATCGAAAAGAGCATCTATGGACCCAAAAGACTGGATACCATTCTCCCCAGTACACTGGTCCTCATCACTAGAACATGATCCCTTGGGTTGACCCGGGTCCAGGTTTTCACATCCACAAACAGTCCTACGGATCATTTCATTCTCGTCGACCAAACACTTCCCGGTGATACAATTAAAGTACACGTTTGTTGCAAACCTCGGAGCAATCTGAAACCTGGAAACACCATCTGTTCCCGTAGTCGTGTAGATGGAGTGGTAGTCCGAAACGGATGACACTAGGCTGACGGAGGTTCCAGAGGAAGGATTGTAGGTGTTGTCTCCAGGTCCACACTTCATCAAGTTGTCCATGGCTGACTGTAAACACATGGGGTTGAAGAGTCCTGTAATACCAGGGTTTACCATGGAACGCCAGTTGTAGTTGTCGTTGGCAAATAGACCGGTGATGACGGCGATCTGAACGTTTCCAATGTCTTCAACGGAGCAGTCGCTTACACCCAGGTTATCACGATCAACGTGTGAAAGGGTGTGTCCCTGCATATACACTTTGTCGTCGTTGTCAAGAAACCACTTCAGGAGGAGGTCCGAACTCCACATACCAGAGTCAAACTCTGTCTTCATCCCAGTAACAGCCGTCTGTAGCCAAGTTGTGCTATGTGCGGGAGGGAGTCCTCCATCAATAGGTGGGTCTCCCTTGGGAAGAAGACCGAAATCGTCGTCAACACTGGGGAGAATGTAATTCGAATCAACCTCGTCCAGGATTCCCGCACCATTAAAGGCAAATTCTGTCTTAATCGAAGACCCATACACGGTATTCAAGGAGTTCTCCGCCATGTTGAAGGTGTCCATGTTGGAAGATGTTAGCCTAAATTCAGATCCTTCGTTATCCCCACCATTGTATTCGAAAACACCAGTAGACAAGAAAAGATCGTCAACCACGCCCGAAAGGTGAAACCGGCGTTCTCCCTGAAACACACCCTTTGTTCCCCATTCCACCAAATAATGGAGCATGGCCCACGATCCCACATCAAACCACCCCATCGAGAAGAAGACGTGCATCTCCTCGTAACCAGCGGATCCCTCCACAGGGTCAGACACAAATTTGGCCATGGCCACAGATGGAAGAGGATATGCGCTAAGAAGGGTATCACCATTCTCGTCGATATAGTCGGCCATAACAGTGGTAGTTCCACCAGTACCGGTCCCATAGATATGAACTGGTCGGAAGAAGAGATTCGTTTCGCGAAGACTTACGGCCATATCACTCTTTACAACGCGTGTGTCGGTTCCACCCGAAGTAGTCAGCTTTACACCCTCTGCACTTAGAAGAGGTTCAAGGAATGACTGAGAGATGCTGAGACGACTATTCACCTCTGCGTCGTCTCCTGTTTGGGCATTGTTGAAGTAGATGACGCGGACATTGAAGATTCTCGAATACTCTTGGAACATTGACTTTTGATCCTCACTCGGGGCGAACCCAACGAAGACTACGTTGCATTTACCATGAAATGGAAGAAGAGTGTGATACAAGTAGTCTTCGATGAGAGTTCCGGATGATGTATTGGGATATTCACGCTTGGTGGCCGACCAGAATCCATCGAAGAAGAGAGATGTCATATAAGACTCGGACACGGCTCCTACATCTCTCTCGATATCACCGGATGCGAATATACATGGCACCAGATCAACTTTGACATCCTCCGATTTAACTTGGGCAAAAAGAAGGAAAGAAAATAATGATGCTATTATTTTCATGTTTGGTAAATTTGAGAGTGATCAGTGAGGGGAGACGAGGGTGGACTCGATACGGGTATTAAATATTAATAATCTCAAAATGGTTCCGAGAACTTATTTAAAGTTCCGATCAAATGTTAATTGTTAAATATTAATAATATGTTATTATTCTAATGGCGTGGTGCCACAATATGTAATGCCACAATATAGAAGAAATATTTTGGCCCTAGAGGGTTTTTACCCTTTACAGGTTTACGATTATGATAAAAATCAAAGGGATCTCCATTCCACACGATCAGTAACACCTGTTACACCTGTTACACCACCGGATAGCTTATTCATAGGTAAACCCAGGAATATTTTATTTTCGAATCATATTTTAGTTATATGTGATAATTATCCTTATGAAAGATATCTTGTCCAGAAGTGTGCGGTGAATCTATTCAGTAAAAGAATTATACGTAAGTCTATGGTTGTGTATAAAAAGGCACATGATGGATGTAGAAGGAGAAGGAGAATTAGGTTTTTAGATAATAATTTTATTATTTATTCTTTCTATAGGAAGAGAATTATTCATATTGATAGTATAATTTCGTGTTCTAGGGATATGAAACAGATTTCACTTGTCACGAATGAATGTACTATTGAATTTTATGTTTCCCATATTACAGTAGCGATGGCGATTGTTGTTGTTTTGGGGTGATCACTGTTTTTTACCACTCATAAGAAAGCTTATAATGAATACAAGCAAGAAAAGACATATTGTGTGACAATCATTTCTAGATACATGAAACTGTATCAGATATATTTCGGGAGAAATCCCGGAAGCATGACTTCCGAGTGATCCCATAACAGTGTTCATGGAATCAGATACCATTTGTCCAATGGATTTCCCCAACACTGGTCCTGCTCCGAGAGTTCTAGACCTAGGTCTGGGTCTCTCATCTATCACATTCGTGCGGGGAACACTTGATGGACGAGGGTTTAAGTCCTCTGGGAGAATACTTGTTCCTTGTGGTTGAGGTGGTTCCAGGTTTTTAATTCTTGTATGTTCTCTCTCTTCACTTTGTCCAAATTTACCACCATATGCTTCACTTAGGTTCATTATTGGAATAATACTTCTACAAGATATTAATATTCTTTCATACGACGTTATTGTTAATTTTAATTTTTAATTTTGTTTATTATTAAACTTTTGTTTTTTCCCTGGACGTACCCACAATTATCATTCTGTAGTCTGAAATGTCTTACTCCGAAGAGAATGGTGATATTTCCGGATTTCCTGATGGTGTATTTGGATTTTTTTCCAATCCTGGACTAAGGAGACCTATCACATTGAAGTGGCTTCAGAGTGTAATAGGTACATCTACAATTCATGTACAATTGTATGATATATATGCAATGGGGAAGAGAAAAGGTGACAGACGACCTACATTCTGGACAAAAATGCGTATACTTATGAGAGAGTCTGAACGGAATGTTTTCCAAGGTAATCTTGGTGTAGAGTTTCTCGAAGGATATGGGGCAAAAATGATGGGTAATGTGGAAGGTATACAAATGATGAGACCCGTAAATATACGAGACATGGTCACACAAGATATTAGTGATTTCAAAAAACGTGCCGTCATACACCTCGGGGGTAATAATTTCGTATTGTTAGCCGAAGCAGAGTCTTTTTGCGAGTTCCCTTTCTATACGTCAAAGGAGATACATGATTCGGGAGATAACCGCGTAAATTGTCGCAAAAGGAAGTATTATGCCAGAAGAATGGATCAGAAGAAGCAATGGCCTCATATAACTAGGAAGTCTGTACGTGATGGTAATCGCAATAAATTGTTCAAGATGCTCCTCCCTTATAGGAAGAATTTGCCACCCGATACGTATTTTACCGAATTCACGAATGACATTTTGTCAGAATTGGAGTGTTTTAGGGATGAATTCGGAATACCTCCCACTGGGAAACAGTCTGATGAAATAGAAATTGGTATTGATTATGATGAAAAGGCTGAAAGTACTAAACCGGAACCAATTGATGTCGGTGGTGGTGTATTGTCTACTATTTCAATGGATTCCATTAGATGGTGATACAGCATAATATTTTATGTGTGTCTAGTATATATATATCAGGACATGGATTCTAGAAATGTTGCCGGAAGGTTTGTGAATTACACTCTCCAAGATGACGGAGAGAATCTTTCACCTATTGAAAAGATTCTTAGAACTAAATTCCTTTCCAAGGAGAATATGGATGTAGTGTACAGGATGGTTCAGGAGAACATAGACCCTATGGTCACATATGGGAATGTTACAGATGCTATGTACGAATCTTTTGAGAAATCTTTGTTTCTCGTTTTGGACACAGTAGGAGAGATGAACACTGTTTTCATGAAGAATTTTGCGGAAAAGAGGAAGACTTCAATGGATGCTATGTCGAGGAGTAGGGACAGGGGGTTTGTAAAATCAAATATCCCATCCAATTTCCTCCCACGTCCTTCGTTCAACCTCCAGGACAATTCTAACGATAAGATATTGGAATTCCAGTTTAGATAATGTGAAAATTAATTATATTTAAAATACATCTACACCGTCATACTGGGGGCTAGATTTTCCAATACATTTGCCGATGGACGCTTCATTGTCCTCCTCTTAGGAACTTCTGTAACCTGTTCTACACCCACTGATTCATCCGATGTCGGTGCAGGAGTAGGGGCGGGAGCAGGGCTTCTAACGGGGGCGGGCTTCGGCTTCGGCATCATATTGGAGAACATCCCTAGAACAGATGACATATCCTTACCCGATGATTTTTTAGGGGGTGCAGAACTTGTTGGTTGTGAAGGTGTACTCGCACAATTCCCGGCGTGTTGGAAGATAGCAGATGACACAAATGTCATCATAATAGTCATCTCCGGTCCAAACGATGTCCTACCAGACCACTTATGGTGCAATTCTTCCAGGCTGTCGTCGTAATCCGAAACTGTAAGCATCATATTCTGGGAGAATCCTTGTAACTTAAGGTTGAATGGGTTCACCATACCATTTGCAAACTCTATCATTGTTGCCACAGAAATAAGAATGTGTTGCATTTTCTTTACCGATTTCCTAGAGTTATTCTCCCTTGTCATGCGATAACATTCGAATCTAATCTCATCGATGTCGTCCTTGAGTGTCCATTTTTTGGTTGTCGTGAATCCTTCCTTTGACATTTTAGAAATCCTGGTTAACATTTCAATTTTTTCTTGCATAATTTCTTCCTTCCGCCTTTGTTTGGTGAATTCCTCTCTATCCGCGTATGAAGATCCTGACAATTTGCTAATATCACTATTTGCGCTACTATTGCTGCTATCCATACTACTTCCCATCGAAAACCCATCAGAAAATCCTCCAATAGATGAAGACGATGACATCGACCCCATAGAAGACACAGATCGGGACCTGGATCTGTTTTTTTTACTCTTTGACTTTGATTTTGAGTGTTTCTGGACTGGAATGGGATTTTCTGCCATCTTCTCCGGGTTCCCAATGACCTTGAACATGTCCGTGTTCTTATTTTCCGGTGTTGGGGGAGGGCTTTTGGTCTTCTTGGTCTTCTTGGTCTTCTTGGGGAGAGATTTCTTATCTGGGAATGGTAAATTTTTAATATTCGAGATAGAAATCTTATCTACACTTGGAACTGCTCTAGGGGGGACTACAGGTCCTGCCTCCACTGCCGCTATACTTTTCATAATATCCATCTTGTTTTGTATCACTTATACCGGAATAGAATATAAAAAATTACACCAACTGGACTCATCAAAAAATTACTCGACGCTGTCTCCAGCTTCGTTCTGAGATTGGATGGTTTTTTGCATACTTTCCAGGATAGCTTTAGCTCCTGTCATGATCAACCCATGTTCCTTGATACGGTTGAGTTCTTCGGTCTTACCCTTAATAATATCGGTGATTTCCTTGATTTGTTTTAAAATGTCTGCATGTTTCTCGGCGACATCCTTCAACTCTTTTTCCACAAGGGATGTCTCGAACAATGAAACGGCAACCATATTTGTTATAGTAGATGTCCATATATTTTAATGTCATTGTTTAACGCACCAAATATTAAACATTTATTATATGACAATAATATTCTGTATATGGATCATTCTTTAAAAATGGACGTAGAATTTCCAGAGGTCAGGGCTTTATCGACTATAGTTCATTCTATATCGTCGACAGATAACCTCAATGTTCCAGATGCGAAATTCCTCAAGAAAATGAATGCCCATTCTCTTTGTTCAGCAACCCCAACACAAGTTTGTAAAATAGAAGATTTTATAAAGACTTCTAGAAAAAGAAAGGGGGAAGACAGTAGCGATATAGTTGATGAAGATGATGTGGAAAGAAATTATTTCCAGTCGTGGAAATGTGACAGTTGTAATGTGGGTCTACTCTACAATAAAAAGGAAGCACAACGCGTGTGTCCATCATGTGGAAAAACTAGCTTTTTTCAAGAGATGACAAGGGGGGAGATGATTTCACAAGGGTATACCCCTACTACTGCTTACCTTTATAAACGTCATAATCACTTCAAGACTTGGCTCAAGAGGACGCAGGGGAAGGAGACTACGACCATATCTCCGGAAATAATTGATCTAGTGCGTAAAGAATTGAAGAAGGAAAGAATAACGGATATGGACAAGGTTGATCATCATAAAATAAAGTCGATACTAAAAAAATTAAGACAGAATAAGTATTATAACCATTGTGTACAAATTACAACGATTATTACTAGTAAAGTACCTCCCCAAATGACACAGGAGCAAGAAGATAGTCTTCTTCAGATGTTTGAACGGGTACAGGTACCTTTCGAGAAGATGGTTATGGGTAAGACCAGGCAGAATATGTTGTCGTATTCGTATCTTATACACAAGTTCCTTCAAATACTGGGACTAGATGAATTTTTACCATACTTCCCTCTCTTAGTTTCACAGGATAAGATACAGATACAGGATTCTCTATGGAAGATATTGTGCGAGGAAGTTCAGTTTGAGTTTATAAGATCCACGATGTGAATTTAAATACTCTTTGTTTATACTCTTACATTCGTTTCTTCTGGGGATTCGGATACAATTTCGGCATCATTTTCCATAGATGATGTAGGTGACCATGGCCATCTTTCAGGAATACCTCCATACGACAATATTGTTTCAGCCTTTATATGTGGCTGAACATTGGTTTTTATGAAATCATTTACCGTCTTACCGTCGTTGAACACATATGAAAAATAAGTGTAAGCCTGTTGGATCCTATACTGGTAGTTTGTATATGTGTATAACCAATGCATCATAGCACATTCTCTTACAACGCGATCCAAATCCCAATCTTCACCTAGGCTTCCATATATATAAGAGTAACAAAGTCTACTATCCGGTCGTAAATCCAGACCAATCTCTCTCAGTTTATCACACAAGATTCTAGTACGTCCTTCTGGGTCCATAGTGTCCCGCGTTCATTTACATATATAATTTTGTATAGATTTATTCATATGTGGTATGGACGAAAGAATTGAAATTTCGAATAAAAGGACCATGACACCTGCAATTGCGGACATGTCTGTCAAAGAAGAGAGGACATGTCTCTCTGAAATAAGATCCCGTGCGCCAAATATAAAACACGAATATATCCTCAGAAATGGGATGACTGCCGGGGCTTTCTCTCTTAAATATGTGATGGGTCATCATATAAAGAGGAAGTCTAAGTGTTCATCAAATAAAAAATAAATTAAGATTGCATATTTAACACTTGTCTATCTCTTGAAATTGACACCACGTCAAGTATCTTTTCAAAGAATGATGCTGAGGTATATCTAGGATCTCTAGTACATACGTTGCTATTACCAGATTCCACAGATACTTCATACCTCTTCTCAGAACCCTCTGCCTCTTCCTTCGTCTTCCCCTCCCATATTACACATAGACTGTATATCCACGAAGATCTAGCAGTTCTATATACAAACGTCTTCGTATTCTTTATCCGAACGAAGGAGTATGATGTTACATTCATAGATATCTGATTAATGAATGGTATATTATCCCATCTCACAATTCTCAACATACACGATTCATCCGGATTACATACACCGTTCCAATGAACTTTTCCTGTCTTACGTATCATCTTAGGATCATCCTGATCCTTAGTATCTGATACTGTTATGTCACCATCGGGATGACAGATATTATATTCTACACTAACTTCCCAATCCTTAACACTTTCCCAACACTTGGACGCAGAGAGGTGGTTGTTTATATCAACCAGTGTTTTATGTGACACACCACCTGTAGGGAAAGAATTATTCCATATGTATGCTGTGACTTTCTCGTCGTCGCCTAGATCTTTGAAGAATGGTACCATATTTAACGTACAGTTTTCGTCCGTCCCGCTTTTATAGTAGTATGTCATTATGACTTAACCTGTTTATTGAATTGTAACACCTATACAATTAGAGATACAAAAAAGTTTGTGTAATATTCAGTGTTTTTTTTCAAGTTTTAAAGTGAGAAGACATATATATTTATTGGGACGATTCATGATGTTAGATTTACGTATACCCACAAGATTCCCATGTTTTACCGACTGGCCGGTAGAAAAAATATCATTCCTATTGGAAAAAGCAAAATATGAAGAAATAGTACATGAAGACCTAGTAGATTACGACACGGATGAGGGTGACAATTCTATTGTTTTATGTACAGATAGAATGCAAGAAAATAACCCAATGTCTACCTGTAAATATTGTGACAAGAGAATGAAACTAGTATTCAGCCAGGACCATGAAGAATGGGTATATGAAGCATGTAAAAAAATGGAAAATGGTGTTTGTCTACATTCCATATGTTATTATTTTGCAAGACGACAAAGGTTATTTTATAATTAATTTAATTAATTGATCACTCAAAGGTTCATTTTGGGTGAAAAAAATGTTTGCACATCCATAAAAGCAATCACACCATCAAAAGATGCTTGACCAAAAGACAACAAAGATGGTACTTATTGGTGTCGCAATCGTCCTGGTAATCCTTACTGTTCTGAAAGAATCCAGATCTAAGGCAGCCGCACCCCTGGGCAGAAAGCCCCGCGCCGTACTTGGAGCCAAGAGCAAGAACTCTCTTAGAACTGAACCCGAAGGTTGTGATAATGTAGCTATAGATTCCCCTGATTTCGCACGATGCGCCACTCTTGGTGCCGGACGAACCGTTCTCCCCGGAAAGCCTACTAGACAGGCACACAACATCAACACAGAATTTGTCCAAAACAACTATGACAACAATGTAGGAAACCTTGGAAACCCATTCGCCACGAAGATTGATGATTCTTTTGTGGAGGACGACTTCCTCGGAGGTGCCAAAATCTCTACTGAAAACGCTAAGATCAGTCGTTCCGGGGGACAGGCTTTCCCCTTCTCCCAGAGTGGTACCATCACCGCTGGTGTTCTCCCCGACAAGAGAAGCGGTGGCCTTATCCTCGGGGCACTTAAGGGAAACACCTCCGGTGGTAAATTCCAACCTCTTCAGCATAAACCCCAGACCAAGAAGGTGCCCGCACCCGCTACATCCACCGCCAGAAGCAGCGTCTCTCTTGGAGCACTGGGTGACGGTGTTAAGTTCGACACTGCTTTCCTAGGAAGCGCTGTGTCCCCAGTGGGTGATGTTCTGGGAGCCAGTAAGGAGGAGATCGTCCAGTCCGCTCAGCAACTCAGAGACGTTAATGTTGTTCAGAGAACTAATGGTGGCCAATTGAACCTCCTTGTCCACTCTTGATTGTAATATGATAGTTATAAATTTTAAAAAATATCTACAAACTTAAACTTTTGTTATAATATCCAATTATACACATTCTCCTCATTATCATTATATACATGGTATACACTATGAGAGGAATCAAGTATAGGAAAAGAACCGTCGATGATGATGTTAATAGTGTATTACATCTTAAAGCGGATACCGAATCTCCAGATAAGGATACTCTAATTTTACCGGAAAAATCAGTAGACCCTATAGTGGTTTGGACCAAGACGTGTAGTTACTTCAACCCACGAGATGTTCATTTAGATGAACTAAATGGTTATATAAAGAGTTGTATGGATTGGCCACTTAAGACAGATACACTTTGTTATAATTGTTGTCATTCTTTTACGACTGTTCCTGTACCATTACCTTATAGATACGATAAGATGAGGAATATTTATAAATGTAGAGGGGTATTTTGTTCGTGGCAGTGTACAAAGGCGTATAATATAGATACAATCACCCACGTAGGTAGAGGAGAGGTGAATACGAATATAGCTCTTTTAGCATATAGATTATGGACAAAGTATCTAAAAGATAAAGATGAACCTTCAGCAGATGGTCTTCGAGACTATACAAGATTCTGTATCAAGACTGCACCTAATAAGAATGTTCTAAAAGTTTTTGGGGGAACACAAACCATAGAAGAATATCGTAAAGGATCATACGGGATAATACCTCCTTCTGAAGCATTGGATGGAAAACCGTTCATCTCTGTCAAGAGCAATATATATCTCCCATTCTCTAGTATCGGTAAAAGTGTTGAAAAAGAGAATACGGTAGAAACAGTATCTTCAACTTCTGCCAATCCTGGTAATATGATGAATACCATGGTTACTTCTGCTGTTCATAAACACGCAAACGAATTCTGTGATAAGTTAAATAGGGCTAAACAGGAGAAGATTGTTATCAAGAGGAAGAGAGAGGATAGTACAAAGAATACGTTGATTAGTTCTATGGGGGTGAAGGTTGCTCAACGGAAAAGATAATTCATATATGCCTTGGAACATCAGTGCCGAAGCAAAGCCAAGTCTTTATAGTGCAGTTTTTATAATTGAAAAATGTTATTAATCCATTAATACCAAGAATCTTATTCGAAATCGACGGCATAAAAAAGGGTCAATCTAGCTATTTCATCATCTGTTAGGATAGGTTTCCTACCAGAAGAAGTTTCTCTCTTATAGCTTGAAGACTTACCTAACACCACACCAGTTAATTCTTTAATCTTATTGGAACACTCTTCCATATGCTCTATATTCCCTATATAATCAATTTTTTTACGATGTTCAAAATGATCCAGAAAAGTACGTTGTCGCATTACATGAGGCTCAAATTCACCCCTAGATTCTAATAAATCCAAAAGAACTGATGGACTAAATTTATCAGTTTCTACAGATTCCCAAAAACATAAATGTTTCCGTTCGTACTTTATCTCGCAAAATGACGATACAAATCTTGTCAAAGGATCTCTGGTAAAACTCCATGTAAAATAATCAGAGTACTTTTTAGCATAATCTATAGAAGAAACTTGTTTGTCACAATATAACTTGATGCACATTTAGGAATATGTATATATATGCATCTTGTATTACGATTGACATATATTGGTTTCAATCTTTTGAAATTTTTAACCCAATCACACCCAGTACACATGCTATTTGATCATATAAATATATAAATATTTTATTTATCACAACAGAAGACACGCACCGATGCTCGACAACACGATCGTCCCCACAGAAATTCCGACAACTGATCCTCCTGAAATACCACGAGGGAAAGAATCCACAACCCCGTCTTCTTCTCCAGCCTTAACAATAGTAGGAGATGACGTAGGTGACGACGTAGGTGATGACGTAGGACCCAGTGTGTATGTCAAGGGGATCTCATTCTCCGGGATATATTCGGTCATGGTAGGATCCGGGGTAGGGACAGGGTCGTGTTTGGCCATGGTAGGTTCCGGGGTGGACACTTGTGTAGGAACCGGGGTAGGGACAGGGTCGTGCTTGGTCATGGTAGGTTCCGGG